AAAATTATCATAGTGTTATATTATCTTATAGTTAGATTCTAGTTAAGTGTCAAATTGTGGTAGAAAGTGGTGAATGTGACTTGGTAGCCACACTCACAACCGTGTTTATGATGCAAACCATAAACATTAAATAAAAAGCACTCATTTCTGAGCGCCTTAAGACTACATTACAAAACTGTCTAACACAGTAAGAGAGCTAGCACAAGCAATTACCATAGGCTTACCTGTTTTCTCATCAGTACTATGAGCAATTGATAACTCACTTAAGTCTGCTTTCTGAGAATTGATACCCGAACCTACAGGCATAGTGAATTGCTCATTGTTTACAGTATAACCGATGAATGCACCGTTACCATTAGACAACTTAGATACTTTACCTGTTGCACCGATTGACGCTAGGTATTCACGAACTGACATTACGAAATTTTCCATTTTTTTAAAGATTTAGTTAACGGGGTATTATTACTCCAAAGGATAGAGGGGGTCTTTGTTTGAAGTGGTTCACACGTTCACAACTACTGGGTAAAAATTTTTTTGGGATTTTATTTTTTTATTGGTTATTTTTTATATCTTTGCAGTCCAATATTATCGTCCCCTGGTAACCAAAAACGGGACTAGACATCGGATTGGTAGTTCTAAATAAGAACGAGATTTTCTCCGGTAATTGGAAAAAGAGTAAGATATAAACTCTGATTTGGATAGATTGCACACAGGTACGTGCGGTGAATTAACATCAAGATCACTATCCATGGGTCTCCGCTGATAACGGAAAGCACTGTCAGAGTGAAATTCACATACTTGAAAACAGGTCTCCAAGGGGGAGAGCTATATTTAATTTAGAAATAAATAATATGAAACAGCCAAAACCGGTTGCCAGACCTAGACCAACATCAAGACCTAGACCAAAAAAAGGAGGGTGTGGATGTGGTAAATAAAATATTTCCTTAAAATATTTGTAAATATAAAAGATTTATTTATATATTTGTCCCAACCAAAAATATATAAATATGAATTTTAAGCCAAGCGGATCCTGGATAGTCCTTCCAGATCCTACAATCACTAAAACAGCATCAGGTATTATATTAGATGAAGAGACTGCAAAGTTACAAGCAACTAATATCCTTAAAGCCGTAGCTGTAGGTCCCCAATGTCATTTCGTTAAAGAAGGAGATACCATTATGGTAGATCCTAGATCAGAAGCTATCAAAGCTGAAATTGATGAAGAAGAGTATTTAATTATCTCAGAACATCAGATTTTAGGTAAATGGTAAAGGGAACTGTAAATATACAACTAAAAGATTATCATACTTTTCTAGAAGCCACTCAAAGATCAACAGAAAAACAAGAGAATTTAATAAGAGCAGCTAAAGAGTTACAAGTATTCCTTGATTTTATATGTAATCAAGTGGATATAGAAGAACATATAAATGCTTTTAATAGGCAATCTAAAACAGCGGAAATAAAATTTATTAACGGAAGAGCTAGAATAGAATTTAAAGATGATGAATAAAATTAAATATATATTACATAAAATGGGGTTTCATAATGATAATTGTAGGAGACGTATATACACTACAGAACAGGATTATTTATGTACTATTACAGGTAATTCACACAAAAAATTTACACTATAATGGAAGATGAAGATATAAATATATTATTAAAGGCAGGATTATGGTTTACTGTAACTCCAGTTCCTTCTAAGGGTGCGTGGAGATGGGTCTGTGGTATATATAAGAAGAATAAGGGAACAGGTGACTGGCAGACTGAGACTTGTAAAACTTGGGAAACTCCAGGGGAAGCATATGACTGGGCATTGACTAAATTAACAAAAAGAGTATAGTAGATGGCAGTATTTAAATGTAATACCTGCGGGAAAAGCTTAGAATTACAAAAGCATATATCTACATACGTAGAATCTGAGAAAAAGTTTCTAGTTAAGGAAGCTATTTGTTGTAATAACTATATGGATGAAATAGAAGATCCTATAATAGGGGATATAAAAATACCAAATATAAAAAGAACAGAAGGGAGTTTAACTAAAAAACATAATTAATATGAGTTTAAGGACAACATTAAAAAGGCAGGGAACTGTCAGAGGTAGAAGATGGATTATCAAATACAATAAAGATAATGAGATTAGAGAAGTAAAATTACTCTTTAATCCTGAAGAATATGCAAAAGAAAATAAACATAATAGAACATTATACGGTGATAAAGCTCTATTAAAAATACTAGACAAAAATTATGAAAAGACAAAAATTAACAATTAAAGCTACTACAATTTATAAGTATGTACAACTTTGGAATGGAATATTTAATTTAACATCTAAAGAATTAGATATATTAAGTACATTCCTTGAGTTACCTTTAGAGATAGCGTTTACAACTAAAGGAAAGAAATTAACTGCTAAAACATTAAATTTAAAAGATTTTAATACATTAAATAATTATATTAAAAAATTTAAAGATAAAGGGGTTATTAGAAAGATAGATAATGAATATATATTAAATAAATTACTTGATCCTACCACTGAGTTAGTAGAAATAAATTTTATACATGGGTAAAACAGTATTATTAGTACCTTCTGTCTTTGAATTAGAAGTAGGCACTTTGTATATATTACAAGATGAAAATGGAGAATTAATAAAATTAGAAATAGAATATGACAGACCAGGATACAAACAACACGCCAAAGAAAGTTGAAGCAGAATATGTAAAGCCCCCTTCTTTTTTCAAAATGGCTATGAACTTTAGTAAAGACTTAGCTACTTATATTAAAAATGGAGCTCCAAATGTTTCGACAGAAGATTATATAGCAAGATTAGATACTTGCCAAGGATGTGAATTTTTAATAGAAGAGAAAAAACGATGTGGCGCATGCGGATGTTTAATTGAACATAAAGCTAAATGGAGAACTGCTGGATGCCCTAAACAAAAATGGGCGGTACAAGATGTCTCTGACCTTGATATAAAGAAAGTCGAACAAAATGAAGATGATAGACGTACAAAAAACGAACAGACGGGTGAGTAAAGATTTAATTATTTACAGATTAGCTAATAAGTATAATCTTCCTATAAAAAAAATTAAGGAGATAGTAGAATATCAGTTTAAATATACAACTGAAGTTATGAAGAAAGGAGACTTTGAAGCTATACGTCTTCCATACTTTGGTAAATTCTCAGTTAATCCAAGGAGAGTCGAATATATAAATAAGAAGAATGATACAAAAGATTAAAGATTTATTTACTGTTTATTCCCCAACGAATGAGTGGAAAATAAAATTAGGTTGTATGGATATATATGTAATGGATATATTTATTCCTTATGGAATAATACAACTTTATTATTATTTCAGAAGTTTAATATTGATATATACCAAATTTGAATTAAACTATATAGAATGGGATTTAATACAAACAGAAGGATCTAATCTTCCAGGAGATACAGATAAAGATTATTCATGGGGAGAATTAGAAAAATCTATAAAGAAACATAATGTTCTTTTTCCGATATTATTAAAGACGCTTCCAGAAGGGCATCACTCAACAAAAGATTGGTCTAAACATCCTCCCATAGAAAATGTTTATAAATATGATGTTGTAGACGGGTACCATAGATTAGCTGTTTTAAATAAATTATATGGTTCTAACTATAAAGTTAAATGTAGGATTATAGATTATAATGAATGTACAAAGGACTTAACAAAAATACTAAATGGAAGATTTAATTTTTATAAAAGATGGTAATCTAGCAGTACCTAGTGCATATGCTTGTACTATACTAGAATTCAAAGGTTTACGCGCAGAAGAGTTGTCTTTTGTATACTTTATGGTTGATCATAGATCTGCTTTTTCAGTTTATGAGTGGGAACAACGTCTTATTGAAGTAAAAAATAGTATCTTTGGAGAAGAAAAGAAATGGGAGGCATCAACTAAAGTATTAGCTGCGTGTTCTAAATATGATAAATTAATAGAAACCTCAGCAGTAAGGTTATTAAAAGCAGCTAGGGAATCTATTGTTAAGTTAGAAAAATACTTTAGATTTATAGATCTACATGCAATGGATGATAGGGGTAAACCTATATACGCAGCAAAAGATCTTATATCTAATCTAGAAAAGATGGGTAAAGTAGTTGATGGACTAACTAAGCTAGAAGAAATTGTTAAACGAGAAGAACAAGCTGCTAACACTAATAGAGGTGGAGTAGAAGTAAATAAATATAATATATAATGGATTTTTTAGAAGAAATGGAACTATATAACAGTGCAATGGATAATGCTTATAATTTAATAACAGGTAGAATGAAACTAGAAGATTTATTTATAAACTTTGAGGAGGAAGAAGATGCAGAAGATGATTTACTTCCTTTACCATTTAACCCTTTTATGACAAGTAAATATTCAGACGATACTATAGATATAGTTATAGAACATTTTTCAGGATTAGAAGAATATGAGAAATGCGCTGAATTAGTGGCTATTAAAGAGCGAAATGCTAAAAAATACAGCTAGAGTTACCCAAGCAGCTTTAAAGTTCTTAGAAACTGGGTATTATACATCAGCTCTTCCTGGTACAAAAGAATACTTTGAGTTCTGGGACAAAGAAAAGAAAAAATGTCTGTATGGGTACACAGTCGATAAAGGAACTCCAGATGAATTCTCAGTCACTGGTTTTCATTACTTCTATTTAAACTATTGTCCTATTGACAGGGCTATAGATGAAGTTATGCCAGATGGTAGTATTCAGGCTAAACGTGAGAGGACATTCCCAGCGTTTTATGATGGTGATTATTTATATTTTCATGAGATAGATAAAGCAAGATCTGAAAATAAACATATGATCGTTCTAAAAGCTAGACGTAAGGGTTACTCTTATAAGGCTGGTAGTATGTTAGCTAGAAACTATTTCTTTATAAGGAATTCAAAGAACTTTGTATTTGCAGGGCAAAAAGAATATTTAATTGGTGATGGTTTATTATCAAAAGCATGGGAATTCTTATCTTTTATAGATGATCATACAGCATGGGCTCAACCTAGATTAAAAGATAGGGAGATGCATAAAATGTCCGGCTATAAGAAGAAAGTAAACGGAGTAGAAATAGAAATGGGGATGAAGTCTCAGATAATGGGAGTGAGTTTAAAAGATAATCCAGATAAAGTGAGGGGAAAGGCGGGTGAATTAGTTTTCTTTGAGGAAGCGGGTTCATTCCCCGGACTTCTTAAAGCATGGGAGGTAACTATGCCAACAATGAGACAAGGATCTAAAACATTGGGAATGATGGTTGCTTTTGGTACCGGTGGTACTGAAGGAGCGGATTTTGAAGCTATGGAAGAAATCTTTTATAATCCTGTAGCATATGATTGTATGGATTATGAAAATGTATGGGATGAAGGTGCTATGGGTACTAGATGTGGGTATTTTATACCTATTCAAAGAAATTTAGATGGATTTATAGACGATCAAGGTAACTCTTTAATGCCGGAAGCCGTAGAATACGAAGATAAAGCCAGAGAAAAGAAGAAAGGAGCTGCAGATCATAAATCATTAGATCAGTATATAGCTGAACATCCTTACTCACCTCAAGAGGCTACCTTACAAGTCACATCTAACTTATTCGATATAATATCACTTCAAGAGCAGTATAATAAAGTTAAAGCTTCTAATTTACATTCTTTAGGAACTGCTGGAGACCTTTACTACGATTCAAAAGGTGTAGTTAAGTTTAAGTTAAATGGCGATCGTAAACCTATTTTAAAGTACCCTCATAGGAAAGATGATAGTATTACAGGGGCAATATTAGTATATGAAGCTCCTTATAGAAACAATGTAGGACAAGTGCCTATGAATATGTATGTACTTTGTCATGACCCTTATGGTCAAAATCAATCTGCAGATAGTACCTCGTTAGGTTCTGCGTATGTTATAAAGAGAACTAATAACATATCTAAACCTGACGATATGATAGTAGCTAGTTATGTGGGAAGACCTAATACCTCTGATGAGTATAATAGAAATCTCTTTATGTTAGCTGATTATTATGGATGTAAGATTGGATTTGAAAATGATCGAGGGGAAATAATACCATACGCTAAACGACATAGAAAGTTACATAAACTTCAGGAAGAGTTTGAAATGCTAGATAAGAAAGAATTGCAGTCTAAAACAGTAAAACGTCAGTATGGGATGCATATGACTGAAGCTAGAAAGAGGCAGGGAGAGCTTTACATTAGAGATTGGTTAGTGTCTCCTAGAGGAAAAGACGAGGATGGGGTGTATACCCTCAATCTTCATAAAATATATGACCCAGCATTATTAACTGAGTTAATAAAATTTAATCATAAAGGTAACTTTGATAGAGTTATGTCGTTAATGATTGGTATGTTCCATACAAAGGAATTATACAATGCTGAGGTTAAAGATATACTAGAAGATGGATCAGCTAATGATTGGTTTGATAGGATGTATAATTAATGTTATATTATAAATAATAAGATATAATATGTATAGTGTGTAAAAAATTGAATAAATAATGTTATTTTTGTAGAATTATGGGATACGAAGGAATACCTAGGCAGAAGCTGTCTATCAAGAAAAAAAATAAAGAATGGAGAGAAGCTTGTGTAGAAGCTTATATAGGTTTATCTGGAAACGGATTTACACTTTCTTCAAGGAGAGATGATTTACAACGCCTTTATGATATGTATAATGGGATTGTAGATACTAATGATTATAACTTAGTATTAAAACCTTACGGTAAATCCCGTAAAAACTTTCCATCAGAATTAAGAAATTACCCTATTATCAAACCTATCATTGATTTGTTATTAGGAGAAAAAACTAAAAGGCCTTTCAATTTTACAGTATCAGTTCAGAATGCAGATACAATATCACGTAAAGAAATGCAAAAGCAGGAAATTATCTACAGAAATTTGCAACAACACTTTATTAATGCTGCCAACCAAGCGGGAGTTGATACAGGGGTAGCATCTGAAGAGGTTAGTATGCCTGAACATATAGAAAAACTATTCGAATCTGATTACGTAGATAATAGAGCTGTTATGGGACAGCATGCTATGACATACATTGAGCATCACCAAGAAGTTAAACATAAACTAGATAAAGCTTGGTTTCATTATTTAATATCTGGTGAGACGTATACACATAGAGGGGTAAGACATAATGAACCTTTTTATGAGGTTTTAAATCCATTAAATGTAAATTATGATTTAGATCCGGATTTAGAGTTTGTAGAGGATGGTGATTGGGCTTCTATAACTAAATTTGTACATGCTAGTACAATTATTGATCATTATTTTGACGTATTAACTGAAAATGAGATACTGGAATTAGAATCACCTACACACTCAGGAAGTGACATAGGGTTTTTAGCAGCAGCTGCTTCTCAAGGTAAAAACGATAATAGGTTAGATTCTAGATTAATTGAAGTTGTTAATGTGTATTGGAAATCTAGAAAAAGAATAGGCTTTCTATCTTTTATGAACCCAGAAACAGGGGAACCTATTATAGAAGAAGTAGAAGATGGATTTAGAATGCCGGCAGAACTTAAAGAACAAAAAGCTAAACTAGAGTGGATATGGGTTAATGAAGTATGGGAAGGTACTAGGATAGACAATAAATATTATGTGAATATTAGACCTATACATAACCAAAGAACTTCATTAGATAATCCATCTATATGTAAGCTTCCTATTAACGGTAGAAGATATTCAGATGTTAATTCTTCTAATATATCTTTAGTTTCAATAGGAATACCTTTCCAGGTTAATTATAATATTTATAAATATAGATTAGAACTAGCTATAGCAAGATCAAAAGATATTATAGCTCAATTCGATATTAATATGATCCCTAAGAAATGGGATATGGATAAATTTATGTATTTTGTAGAAGGTACAGGTATTGCTTGGGTTGATTATAATAAAGAAGGTGTTAAACTATCACCTCAACATCAATCAGTGATGGATATGTCTATTAAAACTATTGAGCAGTATATAATGCTTCTTAATTCAATTGTAGAGGAATGGGAGAAGTTATCAGGGGTGAATAGACAAAGACAGGGTCAGATAGGATCATATGAAGGTAAGGCTGCTTCTCAACAGGCTATTGTACAATCTTCTCATATTACTGAGGATCTATTTAAAAAGTTTGGAAGATTAGAGCAGAGAGATATGCAAGCGCTATTAGATTACTCTAAAGAGGCTTGGCATACAGGTAAAAAAGCTGCATTTGTAATGCCTGATGGTGCTACAGAGTTTTTAGATATAGATTCTATGGAGCATATGGAAACTAATTATGGTATATTCATGACGGATTCAGGGAAAGAGCAGGATAAGATCGAGGGTATAAGACAATTATCACAATCAATGGTTCAAAATGGAGTTAAGGTATCTGCAATTGTAGATATGATGGATGCTACGAGTTTCACTCAACTTAAATCTAAAATAAAACAAGCTGAAGCTAAACAGGCTGAATTAGAGAAAGCTCAACAAGAGGCTGAACAACAACAGCAGCAGGCACAGTTAGAACAGCAACAAGCTGCTATGGAGCAACAGGCCGAAGATAAGAAAGCGGAAAGAGAGCTTAAAGTTCAAATTGCAGAGATACATGTAAGTGGACAGAAAGAAGCTGCTCAATTGAACTTACAAACGTCTATGCAGGAGATTGAATTGAAAGGAGAGGAAATTGATATTAAAGAAAAATTAGCAAATGAAGAGATTAGATCTAATAAAGCTGATGAGTCTATAGATAGAGAGAAAATTCAAGCTGATATTAAAAAAACTAAAATAGCTAAGGTTAATCAAAAAAAGAAAGATAGTTAATGCTTACATCTAAAGATAAATTAGATATCATAAAAGGATCTTTATCTGGAGAGGTAAATGAACCTGCCTATATAGCTATAAAAAAGGTTGAGGAAGAGCAGGCTGTGCAACAGGCTGAACAAGAAGCTCAACAAGCCCAGCAAGGAGAAACGGCTGTAGAACCCCCTCAGGAGGCTCCTACGGTACAGGCTACAGGAGGTACAGCGGCTATAAAGCCTACAATGCCTCATACGGCAAGTTCAGGTTCACCTCATTTAATTAATTCAGCTTCATCCTTAGATATAGGATTTAATCAAGCATCAGGAACATCTAGAGGTAAAACTTCTTTAGGTACACAGGGCTCATATAAGAAAGGTGGAATCAAATATGAGGATGGAGGTCCTGGTACAGAACTATCCATGTGTAGTAATGGAGAATGGAATGGAGGTAGTGTTAAAACGGCTTGTGGAAATAGAAACTCAGCACATAATTTATATGGATCTGGAGCTATAACTTTAGGTGATATAAGTGATAAGACTATGTCTGGATCGGTTAGGGCAGGTTTAGGTTATAGTACACATGTTCCTTATTCACCTATTACTGGTCATCTCGGATTAAGTGGTGGATCAAGATTTAAAATGGATGAGCATAGTCAAAATTTTAAGCCTATCTTTGATGCTACAGGGTCTATTGGTATGGAAGGAGAATTTGGGGGTAATTCTCATAACTGGAGAGAGCCGTGGAAATATGGTGCTGGAGTTTATGGGAAACAAGATTTAACAGGAGGTACTGGAACTACGGTTGGTTTATATGGGAATGTTGGTAAGTTCTCAGGTAAAGTAGGATATAATAGAAATACTGGACCAGAAGCTACTATAGGGTTTGGCCTTCCTATAAGAAAAAAGGGAGGATTTAAATATGAAAATGGAGGACCAAAGAGACCTACAAGTAAAGCGGATATTAAGGAACTACAAAACCATTTACTTTCAGAAGGGTTTAAGTTACCTAAGTTTGGAGCGGATGGAAGTTGGGGGGAGGAGTCGCAAATTGCATATGATAAATATACTAATAGAACTAAAACAAACTCAATTAGTATGTGGGATAGAGTGAAAGGAGCAGTACAAAAGGTTAATCCAATGAATATTAGTCAATCAGCTGCATCTTATGCACAGTATATGGGTAATGCTTTATTACAAGGAACTGGTCTTGTAGGTCAAGATGAATCATATTTTGATGTAGATGAAAATGATCTTAGATCTGATGAATTAGGAGCATATAAATCAATGTTAAGACAAAATCTTAATAAAGGTAAGAAAGGTAAGATAGATTACAGAGAGTATAGTAATGATGCGGAGATAAATAATGCTCCAAATTCAGAGGCAGCTAGAAAAAAATTAAGGGGGAAAGGTATAGGAAAAACATTACTGAAGGATTGGTACTTTGCTAATAGTACTAATAGTACAAAAGAGGCTTTACATGGTTTAACAGGTAATGCTAATTATACTATAGATGATGATGGTAATGTACATGTTCAAGATAATTATGATTTTAATTACTCACAAAATAAAAAAACAGGTCCACAGAAAGCAGGAACTACTCTTGGTGAGATATGGAATACAGTTAAAAATTCTAAAATGGAAGGATTATATCAAAGAGCGCACGAAGTAGGAGATCATACTAAATCTAGTATTCCTGTAGATATTTCTCTAGGATCTGCAACTGATATGGGATTATCACCACAAGAGATAGCGTCCTTAGGAAAATATACGACAAATAAAATTAAGACAGTAGGTACTTGGGATTTAATGAAAAGAGCTGTTGGATTTGAAGATGGCGGGTTTAAAGATGGGGATGGGACAGAAAATACTGATACTATTCCTAATCTTAATCTTAGACAGGAGATTATGGACTATATGCATAGGTCAGGAAGGGACACTAATCAAGTAAAACTTGTTCAGGAGTATATAGCAACGCAGGAATCTAATAATAATCCTAGTAAAAAACAATTATCTCAAAATAAAGAAACTAAAGAATTTTTTGATGGACCGGGTAGAGGTAAGTATCAGTTTGAAATGGGTAAAAAACAAGGAGCAAATACTGCTTTAAATAGTGCTGTACTTTTTCTTCAAGAAGTATTAGGTATTGATCCTGTTAATACTAAATATAAAGGTTATGAGAACATACATAAGTTTTATAGTCAGAAAGGTGAGAACACAGATTTTTCTACTTTTACAGAAAAAGAACAAGATGCAATATTTTTAGCTCAATCTATTTATGATGGATCAGATAAGAGGGATGACTTTAATACTTTAGTTAAAAACAATAAAAGAGGAGTAACTTCAGAAGGTGTTTATGAATACTGGTTAAAACATCATAAAGTTAAAAGTACTGAGAAAGATGAGAGGAAGAGATGGGATAAGCGTACTAAATCTGTAAAAACTAAAATTAAAGATGATAATAAAAATAATATTTCTGATTTTATAGAAAGACCTAAAAAGAATTCTAACTACAAGAAGTGGGGACTTGAATAATAAACAAGCATTTGATAAAGTGTTATATAATAATAGAAATACCTAAAAATAAAAAAGTGTAAAAAATATAGATATATTTTATATTTTTGTAATTATAAACCAATAAAAATAGACTAAAATGAGTGAAGAACCAGACAAAATACAACTAGACGACATATCGTTTGATGATGTTGTAAGTGATGTGAGCCCATCCGATGGAATGGAGGATCTTGCAGTAGAAGATGTAGTAGAAGAAGTAGTAGAAGAAGAGATAGGAGATGATTTAGAGGACGACTTAGAAGATGATGAAGAGGAGTCTTATGATGATGAAGAGGAGGAGGATTATGAAGAGGATTATGAAGACGACGATGAGGAGTCTGAGTATGAGCCTGAAGAGCATGAAATAGAAGAAGGTGACGAAGAAGTGTATGAGCCTTCAGTAGTAAATGAAGTTCTTTCTAATTTAGGGTATGACCCGGACAATGAGTATGAGGATAGTCCTGAAGGATTAACTCAAATGACACAGGATATAGCATCTCAGATAGCAGATGATCGTATTGATAATCTATTAGAGGCATATCCTATGGTTAAAGAACATTTACAATATGTCATGAACGGTGGTGAGTCTAATACTTTTTTAGAGAGCACTACTAAATCAGGGGATTATGAGTTGTTAGAAATCCGAGAGGATGATATTAATACTCAAAGGAATGTACTTGGTAACTATCTACACATGAAAGGACATGAGGCAGATTTTATCAATGAATTGTTAGAAGACTATGAAGATAGTGGCAAGCTATATGGAAAATCTTCTGCAGCTAAAGATGCGATGGCTAAATACCAGCAAGAGCATAGAGAGCAAGTGCAGGAAAACCAACGTGTAGAATTGTCAAAACAGAAAGAACAAAATGAAGAATTTTGGTCAGGTGTAGCAAACACTATACATGATTCAAGAGAATTCGCAGGAATTAAGATTACAGATAAAGATAAACGTAGTTTTTATAATTATGTATCTCAACCTGTAGATCAGTCTGGAAAGACACAAAGAGATTTAGATCATCAAGAAGCTGATATGGAAATTAAATTAGCAATTGATTATCTAATGTATAAGGGGTTTAACCTTGAAGATATAATAGGACAGAGAGCTAATACTCGAAGTACTGCTTCTTTAAGAGATAAACTATCTAGGAACGATGAAAGTTTAAAGAGTTCAAAGAAAAGACGTAGAACAGTTAAGAACGTTGACTTTGATGATTTAGATCTTTCTATTTAAAACGACAATTAGCTGGAAACAGCATTGTATATAACTTAAAAATAAATAAAAAATGAACGGAACAAACATTACAGTGCAGAAAAATTATTATAATGATGCACAAATGACAGACATGAACAGTTTGTCAAACGCTTTAATGTCTAAGCCTACGGAACTTTCTCCTATCATTACTCATTTAGCTGGAAAAGACGACAAACGTTTTCCTTTATCTTTCTTAACGGAAGGTGTTGGAAATGCTAAGTCTATTGATAGATTAGAGTATGAATACAGAGTAAAGACTCACACGCTTAAGACTAGACCTATTTCTGTTGCTACAGCTATGCCTATGGGTGCTGGTGGAGCAACTTTTACATTAACATTCCCAGATAAATGGTTTGTATTCCCTTACGTATTAGTAAACGGCGTAGGAGATCAAGCTAGAATCATGGCGGAACCAATTCAAGTTGGAACTGACTGGCAATATACTTTACAGTTAATTGATCCAGCTGGAGCGGCTATTAGTACTGGTGGTGCTGTTGGAGACCTTTGGGCTCAAATGTACGCACCTGTTGGAGTTGATTTCTCTAGAGGAAATGCTTCTAACTGGGAAACTCCAGGAAAAGTACGTAACAAGATTGGTACTGTTAGAAAATCTTACCACATGTCTGGTAACGCTAAAGATTTTGTAGCTGAGTTTACATTACCTACTAAAGGTGGTAAATCTACAAAATTATGGATGGACTATGAAGAGTATACTCACATGTTAAACTTCAAAGAAGAATGTGAAATGTACTACTGGTATGGTCAGAAAACTTATGATGCTAAAGGGCAAACGCACATGAAAGATGAGAATGGACAACCAGTTGTTGTTGGTCCTGGTCTTTTAGAGCAAATCATAAACAAAGATACTTACTCTACTCTTACTGAGAATAAGATTAAGAATATCATTGGTGACTTATTCTACGGAATGACTGATGCTAATGCTAAACAAATCACATTGTACACAGGTACAGGTGGAGCAAGAGAGTTTGATGAAGCTCTTAAATCTCATTTCAACGGGGGCGCAGGCTCATGGAAAGTTGGAGGTGAGAATAGATTCATCACAGGATCCGGGAGATCTTTAGGTATGTCTGGTTACTTTACTTCTTATGAGCACATTGATGGTCATACAGTAAACGTAGTTAAATTACCATTATTCGATCACGGTCCTGTTGCACAAGCACGTCAAAAACACCCTGTTACTGGATACTCTTTAGAGTCTTACAGAATGGTGTTTGTTGATCAATCTAACTACGATGGACAGAACAATCTTCAAATGATCAATAAGAAAGGTCGTGAGATGATGAGATGGGCTGTTGCTGGTTCAGTAGTTCCAAGAGGATTCGATGCTGGAACTTCTAGAGCTTCTGATGTAGATGGTGCTTCTGTACACATGTTGAAGACTGCAGGGATTGTATTGAGAAGATTCGATACTTCGTTGGATATTCAATGTGTAGCGTAAGGCATTAATTTGCGTCTATATATTGGTTTTTGATTGAGGTTGTGGGGAGAAATCCCCACGACTTTAATTAATTATATAAGGGGAGTTATTCTTCCCACCTTATTAACAAATAGTAATTAACAAAAAAAAAGAACTGAAATTATGAGTAGTAAAAAAATTTTCCTAAGAAGGAAAGAACTAAATAACCATCTTCCTAAAGAAGTGCAGGCAGAATCGGTTATGAAATTAAGTAGTGTATTTGTGAATCGTCAACCTTTAAAGGCGTTTGACGTTGAAGATGAAGAGAAGTACTTAAAAGGTATTTTAGATGTTAACCCTGATCATTCTGATTGGCCAAAACATTCTAAGAAATTCTGGGCAGAGTTAACTGTTCCTGTAGGATTTACAGGAGTTGAGTTAGAAATTGGCACAGATTCTAAAGGTAATCCTATAAGTATTATAGACTTTATTAAATATAGGTTTGCTTTAAAGCATCCACATGTAGCACTTACAAAAGAAGAAATGTTAAGCGATTATGGTAAACGTTTTTATATTCAAGATTTATCTAGAGAAGATACAACAAAGAATAATGAAATACAAGTACTTAAAGATGCTGACAAAGAATTTATTAAATTATCATCAGATGTTGCAGGGATGAAAAGAGTATTAAGAATGTTATCAACAGTTAATCCAGATACATTATCTAGGGAGCAAGTTGAAAATAATCTTTATGCATTGAAAGCTGCAGAACCTAAGAAGTTCCTGAAGATAGCTACAGATAAACATCTTGAAACAAAATCAGAAGTCCAAGCAATGGTTACAGCCGGAGTATTGAGGAGGATTGGAAATCAAGTAATATTTATTGATGAAGTTATTGGAGAAACATTAGATGATGCAGTAATTTATATGAAAAATAAAAAGAATTCTGGTTCGCTTACTATTATGCGAGCTAAATTAAAAGAATTAGCACTGTAATATGACTATAGGAGAGATGCACATAGCAATTCAGCAAGGAGTGGATAAGATAAATTCATTCCAAGCTGATATGCTTTTACCAGAGGAGATAGATCTAGAGCTTAATAAAGCCCAAGCTAAATTTATTAGTTTAAAATATGGAGCAGGTAATAAGTATCAAAAAGGATTTGAACAGAGTCAGAAACGTATTGATGATTTAAGATCCTTAGTTGTAGAGACATCTCTTCAAGCTTTGTATAAAGAGCAATTGAATAATACTATCTTTGTGGATACCGTTAGACTTCCAAAAGATTATATGCATTTAGTTAATAGTAGGTCTAAACTTTGGATTAATAAATGTATTCCAATAGAGTTTGATGAAACTACGGGGGCAGATATAAAATACTTCCATGTACCTATGTCTGAGCTTTTAGGGAGTTATTCTCTAGACTCTGCAGATAGTATATACATGACACCAGATATATCTGATGACTCAGCTACATCTATGTCTATATGGTCTAACACTAATTCTTTAGATTTACCTATAGATGAGGCGGCGTTTGTTGCAGAGCTTATGGTAGGGATACCTGGTTTAGTAGATGTTTACTGGGAAGAGTACGATGGTTTAAGCTATCCTGGGGAGTTTATATTTAGTTTAGCAGGATCATATAAAGGTGCTGCGCACTGTATAGATGAGGAGTTAGGATCTGTATGGCATTTGGTAGTAGATAATCCTAACACACCTACAGGTCTATCTATTTATGACACACCTTTAGTGTGTGAAGTATCTGATGATGTGTATAGAACACCCCCTGAAAATGATGGAGGTAAACTGGACGCAACTACTGAGTTTGCTATAAATAAGTATGTACAACAAGATGATATTTATACATTACTTCAAGATCCTTTTAATACAACAACATACGAAAAACCTTTAATGACTGTAAGAGGTAGTAATTTAGATATATTCACAAGTGATATATTTATAATAGACGAGGTAAAATTAACATACATAAAAAAACCTGCAGAGATTTCATTATCTTTGCGTGTAAGCTGTGAATTACCCGACCACACTCACAGGGAGATAGTGGACATGGCTGTAAGTAGTATTCTAGAAACAATTTCGGATCCTAGATATAAAACTTATGAAAATGAGGTAGGTAAAAATGAATAACAAATAAAAAAAAAGAAATAATGAGACAATTAATTATTGGAAAAGATGTAAATAACGCAACCGCTACGGGAGTTAAATTCATCAATGAAGCAGGAGTTGTATTAACAGCTGCACCTGCATCAGGAAAATTTAGAGTAGAGCTTAATGGTTCTAACGTAAAGTCACCTTGGATTGACGTTGCAAATGTAGTTTCAGCTAATACTGCTACAGGAGCTGCGGCTGCTGCTGAGGTATTTACAGTAACTTTAGTAGAAGATGCGGCTGCAACTGAGCCAGCTACAGTAAAGTTTATTGATACTTCTGCTGGGTATGAGCCTTTTGCTAGAAAATCATATGAAGTAGCTTGTAATGGAGCTGCTGGTACATTCGCTGCTAACGTAGCTGCTGCTATCACTGCTGATATTGCTGCTGGAAACTCTCCATTCATCACTGCTGCTACGGCTGCTGTTGGTGTTTTGACTATCACAGGAACTGTATACGCTGGAGGTAATGTTGATGCAAGTAATATTCAAATGGCTTATGATGCTAATGGATCTGCAGCTACTGTATCTGCACAAACATTCACAACAACTGCATTCAAAGGAACAGGGGATGTATTTGTAATAGCTGACTTAGAGAAAAATCTATTAGGTTCAGGAGTATCTGATTATGACAGAGCTACTTACTTACCAGATCCATCTGACATCTATGCAGATGTTACAGGATTCCCGTATCAACTTAATGTGATTACATGGAAAAATGATGCTCCAGGTCAAATTAGAGGGGTAGACAATGTAAGAGAGCTTATCATCGCTGTAGAAAATAGTGCTGCTGCTGTAGCACCTGCTACAAGTGTAGATTCTGCTGTTATCGTTGCAGCTCTTTAAGAGTAACTAAATATTAGATTTACGGGGGTAATAATCCCCCGTAAGTCTTTTTTTTAATATAAAAATTTTAATTCAATGTCATTAACAATTGTTGGTACTAGACCAGACTGTTTAGTTGTATCCATAGATACTACAGATTCCACAGGAGCTGCCGTTTCAGGTGCCCTTACTTTAACTAATTATGAAACAGGGGTTGTAATTGCACATCCTGTTGTTTTTTCAACTGCTGGTGAAACATTAGAAAATGAAATATCGTTAACTGTTAATGGTGTTTACGAAGTAGAATACGCACAAGGAGGTACAACTATTGCTAATGCTGCATTTATTGCCAGTTGTGATATAGATTGTTGTCTTACTAAATTGACAGAAGAATTAATAAATTGTGGGTGTGAATGTCCTAGATGTTCTAAAGCGCTTGCAAAAGCACAAAAAATATATTTACTTATCAGCACTGCTAAAGCATCAGCAGAACAAGTATATGTCCTTGGAAATACTGGATATATACAAAACGCCTTTGATAAGTATAAAAAGGCTAAAGAACTTTGTGATTTATCCTGCGGGTGTAATTGCTAGTCTATGGCATCAGTTAACATAACTTTAACTAGTTCTACCTCTTACTGTAATGTGTCGCATGCATTTACAGGTACATTTTTATATACAACAAATGTAGCTGATCCTGTATTACAGTCACATTTAACAGTAGTGCTACAATTTCTTAATCCAAGTACAAGTATTTGGATAGACGCTTCTGATCCTACTTTATTTCCATTTTCCTTTACATATACTCCTAATCCAGGAGTCGGAGGTACTTTATCAGGTGAATTCATTGAGTCTTGTGGGATTGGAGATATATCTGATTGGGCTGGAAATAATGCTAGTATAGTTGGTAATGGGAATTATAGAGTTTTAGTTACAATAAATCATCCAAGTTATTCATCGTATACTGGTGTCTCTCCCAACTCCAATTTTTTCAATTACACTGGGTATACTGCAGCTTCTGAGGTGTGTGGGTGTATGATTACAGGAGACAGTGGGTATGATTCTTTAGCTAATTGTGATAATGGAACTTGTTGTGGTACTTTCACTGCAGATATTACTTCTATACCTGAGACTGGTATTGTATCTGGTGACGGAGAAATTGTAATTACTAATATAGCTTTTGTACAACCTTATAGTACTGCTATGACTAGTGCTGTTACTGTGGCAGTCTGGGATAGTACTCCTGCCTTAATAACCAATCCCCCTATCGCTATAGGTACTCTTAATAATATATCTCCTACATCGTATACAGAATCTACTTTATCATCAGGAAATTACGGTGTAGTATTTTCAACTGGTAAATGTTCTTATTCATTTCCTATAAATGTAGGAAACTGCAGTGGATTTAGTACAACGACATCTTTTACAAATGTAACTTGTTATAATGGTTCAGATGCTTCTGCAATTGTTACTGCCTCTGGAGGAGTAGCGCCATATACTTACAACTGGACAGGACCTGGAGGACCATACACAACTCAGTGGATTTCTGGTTTAGGTTCTGGTACGTATGATGTTATTGTAACAGATGCACAAAATTGTACGTCTACGCAATCTATATTTATTACTCAACCTACCAATTTTACAATTAGCTTTCCTAATGGTACTGGTCCTGTGCATGCAAATAATAGTACATTAAACAATGGAAGTATAGATATAGATGTTGTAGGTGCTACACCTGGGTATACTTATTCGTGGACTGGCCCTGGGGGATTCACTGCTACAACTCAAGATATTAATAATCTTGTTCCAGGAGATTATACAATAGTACTAACTGACTCTGTTGGATGTAACCATGATCCTGTTATTTTTACAGTAAATGATACATGTGTTTATGGATGTACGGACTCTACTGCTTTAAATTATGATGCTAATGCTGTTTGTGATGATGGATCGTGTACTTATCCTTGTTGTGATACTCCAACGTTTGGACAGGCAGCAGGACATGTAGATAGTTGTGATGCAGAATATATATTCGAGATTGATTGTAATAATCCTGCTACAGATAATGCAGATAATATGTTAACAATATTATTTTATTCTGGAGATGGGGGTACTACTTGGTCAACGGGGGTTCCGGTCGTCTATAATCCTCCAGGAACAGATAATATAGCTTCTCATAGTATTACATATCATTATAATTGTTCAACTGATGACTTTGGGGGTTATGGCTCAGGTTTATATTATGTAGATGTTAGTATAAATTATTCAAGTGGACATATGTGTTCGTTTTCTTCTAATATAGAAAATATACAATTAGATCCATGCGGATGTACGGATTCTACTGCTCTTAATTATGATGCTGCAATTAACTGTGATGATGGTAGTTGTATTTACCCAGATCTTACAGCTACCTTTGTAGAGGTTGCTAATAACGGCTGCGCGGTACAATTTGCATGGCAGTTAGTAAATAATGCTATTACTGGCCCAACTATAACCAACGTAGATTTCGTTGCAATACAAGATCCTTCAGGATTGGCTACTATACTAAATGGAACACTTCAAACAAATGTACCCTTAGTTCTTGGTTCTTATGGAACTCAAGTAGGTTTCCTATGTACTACAGCATATATATATTTCCCTGCAGATGATGATTATAGCTGGAGATTCACTGTTACATATAGTACTGGGGTGGTTGTAGAGATTGAGACTAATATTTTAACATATACAGCTCTGATATGTGGATGTACAGATGCAACTGCTGTTAATTATGATGCTACAGCAACTTGTGATGACGGAACCTGTTTATATTGTTCATCTTTAGCAGTTAATGCTGTTATTGTGGATGAGAACAGTGGTGCAGGAACTACTGGACTTATAAGCTTAACTCTTTCGGGAGGGACAGTACCATATACATATTTATGGGATGACCCTCTTGCACAAACTACTTCAAATGCTTTTGGATTAACTGCAGGTACAT